AACTGATCGGCAGCAGGAAGCGCAGTGATAATACCTTTTTTAGAAACAGATGAAGATTCATCTGATAATAAAACTGTTTGACCCACTCTAAATACACAAGTACCAGATGCTATCTCAAATGTTTCAGCACCAGAAGCAAAAGATACATTTGCAGTAACACCAGTGTATTTTGTATGTAATCTTCCTTGCTCTGCCCATTTGATAAGGTCAGAGTTACTAGGGATTTCTGCGCCAACCATTCGCAAGAATGATGCGATTGATCGGTTCCCATAACGCTCAAATTCCTCTTCGTATGTATCAGGTAAATACTGATTCAAAAAGTCAAAATTTGTAATATAATTCGTAGGCAATGTTGCCTTGACGGAGCTAGGAGTAATCGATACCCCAGGACTCGCCTGTAATGATCCAGCCATTTTTAACTATTTTTAAAAGGTTTTTTAATTACTAATCTACTACTGCGATTCTCATCTATAACCCTTATGCCTGGCCCTTCCTTCGGTGTTGGTGTTGGAGCCTGTCTAGTCATATTTATATTTTTAGACTGTTTAGACACATCACCTACCGCATCCGATTTTCCTTTATCATAAAAGTACTTAGCGAACTTGTCTGGGTTCATAGCAACGGACATAGCTTTATGAAAAGACTCAGCATCTTTTAAGTATCCATCTTGGTCAATATACTTCGATAAGAAGTTCATAACGCTAGATTGATCCTTTTTTAGAGTGTCTACATCACTTGGTCTGTATAACAACTTGTTGTTTTCTTCGACATTGAATCCGAAACCTTCGAATTTGTCGTTAAACAATTCATTTGTTTTTTCAGAAAAGTAATTAGATCTCTTCTTTTGCTCCTCTTCATATTGAGCCTCGCTTTCTTTTTGCTTCCTGTAAGCTTCATAAGCATCCCTTTCTTCCTTTGGAACAGATGACTCCCTTGACTCAAGTGGAACCTTGTATTGTTCTTTCTGGTCCTTAAAATACTTCTTAGCTTTAGCAAGCTCTTTTTTCTTCGCTACTTGCTTCTTTTTAATCTCTTTTTCATCATCAAAATCTGAATCATAAGCAAACTTTGAATCTAATTCAAATCTTAAGTCATCATCATCTAACTCTGAATTTTGATCTTTATAGTAGTCAAGCAACAAAGCATCTTGGTCCATATTATCATAGTCTTTACTTAATCTCATAAAGTCATTGATATTACGACCTGTTTCTTTTTTGTACTTCAAGAAGGCAGCTACATCTTCAGGTAGTTCTTCATTTTTTTCTCTCTGTTCGAACAACTCATCCAATGAGTTTATCTCCTTGTTGTACCTATTCTTAATATGTGAAAGAACGTGTTCGTCATTTATTTCTGGAGTACTTATCTTCGGTTCTTCTGAAACAACAGTTTCTTCTGTAACCGTTTTACCCTCATCTCCTTCTGAAGTGACCTCTTTAGTAGGTTCAGCTCCAGCTTGCTTTTCTTCGTGCTCCTTAATTAATTTTTCTTCAATCTCAGCTTTTGACTTTTCTTCAAAATCAACAGCCTTTACTGTTATTTTATTTTCCATTAGATTATATTTTAATTACAAAGTTAATAATTTTTTATATTCTTTATCTAGGCTCAAACTCCTCTAAAGAAAAACCATCCAGACTATCTTCATTACTCTCAAAATTCATTGGAGGAAGATTGTTCTTTCTTTGGTTAATTAAGTCTGACTGCCTACTGGCCTGCAAATCTACTCTTCTGTCTTTAGCTTTTTCTTTTTCATCTTCTCTATTTTTTAGAGATTTAGCTTGTGCCTGGTTAAGAGTCATGTTGTATTGGAACTCTTGATCCATCAATTGACGTTTAAGATCAGCTTCTGCTTGCATTTGCTGAACAGCAAATTGCATCTCAGCTTGTCGTATCTGTATTTTTGATTGAGTTTCCATTTGAACAAGTTGAGCTTTAGATTCGGCAGCAGCTTGCTGAGATTGTATATTACTCTGCATTTGCATTCTGAACTCCATCTCTTTCTGTTTCTTCTGATCCTCAATTCTTTTCTTACGCTTAACTTTTAACAGCTCATTAGCAAGCTTGATATTATTAACCATTCGGATATCAATAGCATCTTCCAAATCAATGGTTTGTTGCTGAAGTGCGATTTGTATATTCGCTTCAAGGCGTTGTCTTTCTTCTTCATCAGGCTCTAGCTCTATAAAAATTCCAAAATCGTGCAAATACAAATCTTTTATGTCATTTAGTATTTCAACATTATACTTTCCAATCTGCATGGCAAATTCTTCAGCAAAATCTGCATATTCTAATATATCAGCAACTCTCAAAGATATACACTCTGCCATTCTCTTTGTTACATTAAGACCACCTCTAAGGATATGTCTAGTTGCTGTATTGCTATTTAATGCCGCTAACTTTTGTACACCTACTAAAGCATCAGGATCTGGAGTAGAGGCATCTCTAGCTTCATTTATACCTGTTACATTTCTTATCATATTAAGATTATAGTTGTATACGTTTATTAACGCACTCATCTTAGCCTGACCGTTGTTTGTGTTTAGTTCCTGTATAGGTATTCTAGCATTATTAAATTCACCATCTTGAGTGTAGCTCCTACCAATAATACTACCAGTTTGAAAGTATAACTTTAATGCATCCTCTGGATTGTATGCTGCTCCTGTTCCAAGATCAACTTCATTAATTCCATCAGCATCTATAAATACACCATCAGGAACAACTCTAGCCATTACCTGCTGAAGTTTTAAGTGTGTCAGTTGTATCTGGTCAGCAAAGGGTATCATTCTTCGAACTAAAGACTCTATATTGCCTTTATACATTCTAGGTGAATATGCTATATAGTTTGGTAGAGCTTTTTGAGTAGCAGACTTAGGTCTCACCATGTTTTCCATCATTTGCCACTGAATCATTATGTTTGTTCCAGCAACAAGGATACCTTCATACCATGTATCCCTAACAGCCTCTATTCTTTCAAACATCATGCCTTCTTCCATAGGAGGATTGAAGTTTTCATCTTTTTGAATAACCCTTTCTCCTCCGTTTTCAAGTAGTTTCTTTTTCCAAACAAAACGCATATCCGTTTTATAGTTGAAATATAATAATGTAACTACCTCATTTAAAAACGCATCGTCTTGATATTGTCTTATTATAGGAAAATGATCGTACCATGCAGAACTTGAATTTTTGATTTCTTGAAGTTCCTCTTTAGTTAGATTTGGATTTATCTTTAAGAGCTCTGTATAATGAACCTGTTTTACTTCTCCAAAATAATAACAATCAGAAAAATCATTTTTCTCTGTATAACTATGAATCCAATTTGCTGGATCAACATATTCTATTTTTACACCATCATTAGATAAAAAAGTATGCCTAAGAACTCCAACGCCTAATGTTGTCATGTCATAGTCAAACAATCTTTTTGTTTCTATATAGTCATTCATCTTAAATATAGTATCTATAGCTACTTCCTCAGCTATCTCTATAGATGGTTTATATTTAAGTTGCATGTATAATGATAGTTCTTGCTCATCTTCAGGTAAATCGTCTGGATTTACATTGTATGCATCGATACCGTATTGTTCTTTTGTGAGCTCCAAAAAATCTTTAGCAATCATATCAGCTTCTATCATGTCTTGGAATAGACTTTTCTTTTCTGCGGACATTACATCTTGAGCTTCAGCTTTTACCTTAAACAAACGGTCATTCATACCGTTAACGACAATATCTACGAATTTAGGAATAATAGGTACAGGAGTCCAGTCAAGATTTAGCATTGACATATCGCCATTAATAGCTAATTCATTTTTATATTTTTGAACAGGCTGTTCACCTCTAGCATAAAGTCTTAGTCGGTGGTACTCTCCCCACTGGTCATAAAACCTACATGTATTGTTTTTCCTCTTGAACCATTCACCCTCTATGGCCTTTCCAACACTACGCCCATATTCCATTGTAAGCTTCTGCTCGTCAGGAACAAGGGCATTAGGAAACTGTCCTGGGTAAATTACTACTGACGGTTTACTTTGCATTATTTAATTATTTGGCTCCTATTACCACTATTGTCGTATCTTACAAATTTAATACTTATTTTTGATTCTTTAACTTCAGGGGTAAACATATATCTTTTTATAGCCATTAACGCAAGTCCAGAACTTATTGTAGCATCATGTTTTGTTCTATTACTTATATCAAACCTAGCCCAATCTTCAAGAGTTCTACTAAAATACATTGACCCTATAACATCAGGATCTCTATATGTGCCTTCAACATCAAACCCAACATGCTCTTCTATATATGTATTTATAACAGAAGCATGAGCTTGTCTGACATCTTCGGATGAATTTGGTATTCCTCCTATCTCTATTTCTGTTTTTGATAATCTATTTTTATGTTTGTCAGGTCTATTCATTGAATATCCTCTATATCCTCTATTTTTAAAATGATATAAAAGTCTAGCTTTGTTGTTCTCTGCAAGTATTGGCATGCCATAAAACACACATGCCATTAGAACATCTTCAAAAAATATCTCTGCTGTCTGTGGTCTTGCTATATATTCAAGAAAGAACTCATTCGTTGGAGCATCTTCCATATGAAACGAAGTAACGCCATGCAAAGCACCATTAGAGCCTCCACCACCAACGACACCAGAAATATCATAAGGGTCACATCCAAAAGCTCCCAACGCTTCATTTCCTGGATAAAACTTTCCATTTCTATTTATTTTTTTATTTCTTAGCCTTTTGTCAGGTATCCAAGATACAAGAAATCTTCCTTTTGGATCTGGTGTCCAAATAACCTCTGTATCTTTCTCTCCATTCTTCCAGTGAAAATAACCTCTTGTTAATACCTTTTCTTTTATTAGAGAGTCATTATAATCTATTTGCTGGTATATCTTAGTCAAATTAAACAAAGATCGCTTAGACTCATCTCTAAATGCATGAGACTCTGTTCTTGGATATTGTCTATAAAATTCGTTTAAAGCATCAGCATCAGATTTTAAGGCTTCTACCTCATTTTTCCACCAAGTTATAACACCTTGAGTTATCATTTCTCCATCAATACCCTTAACTGGTTTAGATGGATCCTCAAATACTGGATGGCCATACTCGTCTATATACCCTTCAACATTCCATTCCATAGGAATAAATAAAGAATATAAACCACTTTTAGTTTGTCCATTTGCAGATCTTTTTTCAGGCAGACTATCGTTATATAAATCTTTAAAGTTCTGCCCTCCTTTGGGTAATGCATTTGATGTTGAACCCATCATACATTTTCCAACAACCCTAGCACCTAACCGTAGACATGTCTTTGTTACTCTCCAGTTGTTTAATATATTTTCAGGCTTCTCCCACTTACCACTTTCATCGTGTACTAATAACAATAGCTTCTCTCCATCATAACTATTGTCAGCAGTATTCTTCCAGTCAATAGTAGTGTCAAGTCCTTGTATATCATCAGTCTTTTCTTCATCCATATTCCTCCTAGTGATCTTACTAGCTGGAACCCTAAATGCCAACTCAGTCTTTGGATTGTCCATACCATCCTGTATAGGCTTAAAAAAGAATGGATAATTCCTAACTATAGGCACAACTTTATCGGTAAACATCTTTTTAGCATCACTACCAGTCTTTGATAGTATACCTATCCTAGAGTCCCTTACTATAGTACCAGTGTTACAAGCCTCAGATGAAGCCATGAATGAAAAACCAGAACGCCTGTTCTTTAGGTAACACATACCAAACGCTCTTTTGTCAGCCTTACATGCTTCCCAATATATATAGAAAATTCTATTTGATTCTCTAAATTCAGGTAGTCCTATATCTATTTTGGTCCATTGCAAATAAACATAATGAGCACCTGTCATATATGTTGGTTTACCATTATTCATAAACCAATGTCCACCATCCCTTCTGTCAAACTCTCTTTCTATGAGATCAACATATTTTGACTTAAACTCATTATCTTTCCTGTTCCAATCAAATACTGTTTTAAGTTTTTTTAACTCTTGAGGATATTCTTCTGGCAACCATTTGTTTTGTTTGTCGTCTATATTGCTAGGCGTTAACGGTAGAGCTATTTTAACATTATTTATATTATATATTTCGCCAATAGTACCGTCTTTAGATATTACAACAATATCATATTTCTCATCATACCCATACTCCCATTTTTTGTTATTGTTTCTATATGTTAATGCCTGTATAGGTACATGATTTTCAACGATATTGTATAGACTATTTCCCACCTTTAGCTCTTCCTTCTGCAAAACCTTTATTTCCAATAGTCACCTCAACAGCTGGCTTCTGTTCATTCTCTTCTTGCTCAATCTTTTGAAGCATAGATAATGCATCTTCAAAAGCTAATCTTTTAGCTGAAGCAGCATTCTTTAATTTATCAGCTGTTACATCTGCCTCCATATGTGTTATTATAGGCTCTTTTAGCACTTTTATAAGTTCATCTATAGCAACTTTTGCAGCTTCAAGTATTTCTATTTTTTTAGACATATGTTCCTGTTATACATTCTATATAAAATCTCATTGTTTATATTGAACTCATATTCACTATCTGGAGTAAACGAAATAAGATCACCCTCAGATGTCTCTGGCAGATCTTTATTACTAAAGACCAGCTCCCCCCAAAGCTCTTCTAGTCCCGATGTCGAACTGAACATTTTATCTTCAGAGGGGATGGGTCTTACAAAACAATATGGAGAAGGAGCTTCCCATAATTTATTATCACTTGAATATAAATATATTTGCTCTTTCTCTACTATAAAATAATCATCTATTAAATGATGCCAACTGCTCTTTAATCTTCCCTTCATATCATAATAGAATTTAAAAACATTATGATGAACAACAATACTATCACCAGCCTTTATAGGTCCGTCATAATATATAGGGGTAGATATAACAGTAGCAAATCTGTTAGATGTTTTATGATCTTCTTGAGAGGAACTTATGATAAACTCTTTACCTTCGTAATTTCTGATATTATCATATCGCCTCCCATCAGCAGCCTTGATGATAAAGCAATATGGAGACTTCATTTAAAAATCTATTTTATATTCTAAAGATACAGGCATAGATATAGAAAAATTCTTCCAACATACAATCTCATCATCTTTCTTTATCCAAACTTCATAGCCTTCATTAGTAGCCTTAATATGATGTATGACATATTGCCTATTTAGCACCTCCTGGCCTATAGAATAGTTCATACACTTCATATAGTCTGGACCTACGCCTATCTTTCTAATTATATTCACCTGTAGCTAGATTTATATTATTGGCCTTATATTTTTCTTGAATCTCTCCCTGTAATTTTGATAAATCATGAGCAGCAACTTCAAGGTTAGCCATAATACTGATTTTTTGATTTTTTAATCGCTCGAATGTCATTTCTATATCAGCGATTTCGAATTTAAGATCTCTGTAACGTCTGTTTGATTCAACAAGATTGTCAAGATCCTTTTGATCTAATTTTTTCATTTTATTTTATTTTAATTTATATATTACCAGGTAGCTATAGCTACTCTTTTCCAAGTGTCAGTGGCAATACATACATATAAATAGTCAGCATCATATGCCAACATGCCAGCAGTACCAGGATCAGATGCAGTA